CCATTTGCTTCTCCTATCGTATTTCTATCCGGTGGGGCGCTGCGTCGCGCCCCATCGGCAAGTTCCTGTGACTATCCCAACGGCTACAAGCCGTTAGGAGTACTCGTGAATCACGGCCTGCCGACGACGGTCGGTGCAGACCAGGTTCCAACGCATGATGACGTACACCGCTACGACGGTCGGCTGTTGCGGCTGCTGACGGGGATACTCCTTCAACTCGAACCCGGACTGAATGACCGGATACAGATGGTTGAAGTCCAGCATGTAAATCGGGTCCGTCAGCGTGGTCTGCGCGTCCAGCACGGGCATGTACTCAATCGGGATGCCGTTGAACACGGTCTTGTTGTCGTACCGGGCCACATCGGCCCCCAACTGGTCGTTGCCAGCCCGCGCCAACTTGGCGAACTCGATAACCGGATTGATGCCCGCGAAAATCCGCAGACGCGAAACCGGGTTCTCCTCGTTCGCCAGGTCCGCCATGTGCCGAGGCGCTTGAAAACCAATCTTGAGGAATGCCTTGCTCATGGTCGTTACAGCGGTGGTGTCCACCTCTCCGAGATAGTACCCGGAGCCGCCCGCACAGTAGTTGCGCCAGCGGGTCTTGTAGGTGGCCGTGTCAGCCGCAGGCAGGATGCTCGAAGTGCCCGACCCGCTCGACAGCGGATTGATGCCGGACACCGTGGAGCCGTAGGTCGTACCGTCGTTACGCGGCACGCCGCCGTAGAAGCCCTCTCCGGCCTCTGCAATCTCGCAAACGTAGTTCGGGATGCCCATCGGAGCATCGGTTCCGGTGCTCGCCGGGCAAGCATAGAAACTCTCCTCGACCCTGTTTGCAAGACCCATGAAGCAACCCTGGCGGCGGATTTTAATCATGTCCACGATGCGAGCCGCCCCGACGTTCATCCCGTTCTCGATTTCGTCTATGACGTAAGAATCGCCGGTTCCGGCCCATCGTTGCGTCGCCACGGCCATGAAGTGTTCGACGTTCGGATCAAACGTCTGGTAGGCCCCGACATTCTGGGCCGTGGTGGACTCCGTGACCATCACCTCTTTGTCAATGATCTTGCCGCCCCGGTACAGTTGGCGCTCTTTTCCGAAGAGCGCTTCGCAGTAGGGGTAGCGCTGGTACTTCAGGAGCGTGGTGAACTTGCCCTTGGTGAGATTCGGCAGGGTCGTTTTCACCATGTCCAGAAGTGACGTATCGGGAATGTTTGTAGCCATGTGAGTCACCTTTCTCAAGTTGTAGGCGGCAAGTCAGAAGGCTTTAGCGCGGGATACCCATATCCACAAGGGCCTGAATCGCCGCTTCGTCGCCCTTCGCTTCGGGCGATACCGCCCGTCGCTTGGGTCGAGGCTGCAACTTGCCCTGTCGGTCCCGCACCTGGCCTTTCAGTTTCTCGCCAACCCCTTTTTGTATGTGGTCCCTGGCCTGCTTCGTGGACCAAAGTGCCGCTTCCAACGATTCTCCGATGGAGCGCGGATGCTTCGTCCGCTGCGAAGCCAGCCAGATGTCTTGCGCCGTGCGCTGCAACTCGGTCTTGAACTTCGCGTCTGCGAAGAGCGCAGCCATGTCCTTGTGGCCGTTGTAGAATCCGTCCAACTCGCCCTTCACATTCCGACCGTGCTGCTCGTTCACCCGGCGCAACAGCGACACGGTGAGTTGCCGCATCGCCTCGTACCCGCCCAGGAGTTCTTCGTGAGAAGTAAGAAACTCAGGGGCGTACTCGTTCATCCACTCCTTCGCCGCTGTCGGTATCTTCGCCTTCAACGGTTGAGCCAGAACGGAAACATCCGCCCCCGATTCCACAAAGGGCGGTTCCTCCACTGCCCCGGCCCGGCGCTGCTCCCGTAGGAGTTTGCCGGACTCGCCGAGTTCGGCGCTTTGGCGGTCAAATCCGACCGCCATCTTTTCGAGGTAGGTTTCCACCTTCTCGTCGCCGAGTTTGTCCACCATCTCATCCAGGTCTTCCTGGGTCAGTCCGGCGCGTTCGGCGGCTCCCGTATGACGGGGGCTGAGGGGCTTGCGCTCTTCCTCGCCTGCATCCGTCTCGGTTTCCTCGCCTTCCGCACCCGCACCCTCTGCGCCAGTCGCCTCAGCAACAGCGGCTTCCGCAGCAGCGGTCCCGGTGTCCGTTTCCTGCTCGGACCCGGTGGCCACTTCCGTTTCGACTTCTGTTTCCACGTCCACTTCCGCTCCTTCATCCGTTGCCATGATTTCCGCTCCTATCGCTTCAGGCTTCCCGGCGGTGTGCCGGGGTAGCGTGATGCTCAGGTTTTCTCCTTCACCCCAAGGAAAAAGGCCCCACCGCCGCCGGCGGAGGGGCCTTTATTTAGTGAGCGCTGATCAGGCGCTGCGTCCCTGGGTTATTTCATTCGGTCAGACGTTTCTCCCCGAACGGTTCCCGTCGAGGTCAACTAGCCCCCTGTCACGCAGACACTTCTGCCGGTGCGAAGCGTTCCGAAAGATAGCCTCGCCGGTTTTCACGTCAAACTCATGCCCCGGATACAACTTTCGCATTTCATTTACCTGTTCCGGCCTAACCGCCGCCCCCCGCGACTTCATCGGCCAGGAGGCTTTCCCGCCTGGCTTCAACCGTTCGCCACGCTTCAGTTCGGTCAACTTCCCATTGCGCATGACAAAGGTAGCCATTATTTCTTCCGTTTCAGCGTACGGGCCGGTTTGCCCGTCGGCTTGAACCCATGCTCAACCCCCCGGAGCAAACGGACCTGCGCTGCGGCTTTCTTCTTCGTGGTATGCTTCGCCTTGACGCCGTGCGGCGAGGATACCCGGTAGCCGTTCGTACGTCTGATTGTATAAGGCACGACTTACTCCTTTACGGCTTCCTCAAGCAACCGGGCACAGTTTGACCCTATTCCCATGATGTCAAACGTATGCGGCGACACTCCGCGACAGGTGGCTTTTTCATCCGATGTCGCGTCACAATCCGCCCCGCACAGTGGACAGACAAGTCGCAAACCGCCATTCTCCCACCGCGCTTCCGCCGAAATCACGTTCTTTAGGTCGCCCATTTTACGCTCCTACCCCCGCCGGTTCCGGCGTCGGTGCGGCTTGCTGCGAACCCGGCGAGCGAGTTACCCGCTGGCTCGGCGCTTTCGGACGGTTCATCGGAGCCGCCTGCTGAATCGGCGCAAGTTCCATCGGGACACCGGGCTTGTAGAGGTCGGCGACTTCCGCCTCCGTGATACCGAACTTGTCGGCCATGAACCTTACAAGCGCCTCAGCGTCCAGTTGCCGCCCTTGCGCCGCCGCCAGGTGAGCCGTCGGCAACACATACCGCTCGACCCACGCCGTAACCTTCTCCGCCACCTGCATCGGACTCGGACTTTCCATGCTGTACGGCTCGACGCCGATTTCGATGTCCGACAGGTCGCCCTGGCGGTCCTCCGGCCCGAAGGTCGTCTCGCGGCTAATCCCCAGGCCCGGCAACTGTTCCAGGAACTTCGTCGCCCGCATCGGGTCCGTCCAGAGGAACCAACCGGCTTTCTGCAAGACGCGCTGCGTGAAGGAGTAAATCTGGTTCCGCATGTCCTTGATGCGGCCCCCCGCGCTCTCCCAAAGCATCTGTTCCTGGCCGAGCGTCGGGGTCGAAGAACCCAGGCCGCCCAGAAGGTCCGTGTTCCCCGACTGGCGGCTGAAATGCGAAATCAGGTAGTTGATGGTCCCCTGGAGTCCTGCCACGTCCATTCCGAAGTCGTATTCCTTCACCGCTTCGGGGTTATCCATGCGAATGGCTTCAAGGTCCGACGCCTTCCGAATCCGCTCCGCGTCCTGTTCGGCTCCGGCGGCATAACCGATGACGCGCTTTCCTTTCTCGATTCGTTTCCCCATCTTCCGCGCCGCGTTGTTGACCAGAATGTGCAGGTCCAGCCACGCCTGGACCGGCGGGACCGGGAGCAAGTCGTCCGGGGCGTCCGCGAACCCCAGCATCTCGTAAGGCCCCCGCTCGTCACCGCCCCACTCCGTCGTCCGAAGCACCCTGGACCCCTGGCCCTCGACCGGCAGCGTGTAAATCGCGCCGTCCGAAGGAACCCACAGGTTCACGAGTTCCACTTCCGGCGAAAGCGCGTCGGCTTCGGGATACCGCTTGCCTTCCTGCTCGTCCTGTTTCCGTTCGACAGGTTTCAGGGCGTCCGCGTTCTCGAAGAACCCGCTCTCTTGCACCCAGGCTAGGCTCGCCTGATACCGTTCGCCCTCGAACTCCGCGTCGCGCCGACGCTTGGCGCGCGGGTCGATGATGTAATCCGCCGCGCTCACCGCTTCGGCGTACACCCGCTCGGCGAATAGCCGCTCCGACGGGTCGCCCACCTGCGTCTTGGGCTCCGACCCGCAGGAGACGATGCCGAACCCAAAAAGCGCCTGCAAGACCGCAAGGCGCATCTCGGCCTCAAAATCCGCTTCGTCGCACCACTCGTCGAGGTCTTTGCGGAGCATCCGGGCGGCGTACAACTGGCTCTCGGCCTTCGCCCGGCACTGCGCCCGGGGGTTCCGCGACACCAGGAGCGGCACGATGGACGTGACCGCAGAGTAGGTCATGTTCAGGGGGCACTCCTCTTTGGCCCCCTTCTCGGAATAGTAACGGCCGATGTAGTTCTGGATGGCGACGAGCCGGTACTGCATGTAGTGCCGCATGGCCTTCCGCGCTTCGCGGACGGCCCGCTGCCACTTCTCCACGCGGTCGCTATTTGGCGTTTGCGTTGCCACTTACGGTTTCTCCCTTGCCCTTCGCTTTCGACGCTTTCGGTTCCGGCGCTTCTGGGCCCGCCTGATAGCAGGCAACGACCCTTCTCCCATCACGAATCTGGCCGTCCACTTCTTCCGCTTCTTGTTTTGATGCGCACGTTTGCACAATGATATCAGCGTGGAACTTCCTCTCGTGCGCCGTGATGGCCGCAAGCACCAAGCCCTGGATGACCTTTCGGTGGCTCGGCAACATTTCGCTCATGGGCCGACTCACCACCGGGCCTTCCGCCAGCGGCCCGAAATCCGCCACGACCTCCGCGCCCTGCTCCTTCACGCACTCGGCGCAAATAAACCGCCGACCCTTCGCGTCCAATTGTTCCGCCTCGTAGAAGTCCAGACCCCGAATCGTCTTCTCGCACACTCGGCACGAGGCCGTCCCATTCGACGGGTTCCCGGCCCACGCCGACCAACTCATCAATCGAACTCGCATCGCATGTCTCCTAAACTGGTACTCCGCCCGGTCCTAAAATCCTCGGCTTCTGCGCGTCCGACTTCATCGCCTCCACCGCCGCCGCATACCCACCGCCCCACGCCTCAAACGCCGCCCGAACCCCGTCCACATCAAGGCGGAATGTGACGCCAACCTGACCCCGACCTGCCTCGCTCATGACCGTCACCATGCCGCGACCAAAGTACTGCGCCTTGCCAGAACGCAGAGGATTCCGCTGAATGACGACGCGCCCCTCGTCATCCTCGTAGGTTTCCACCCGCCAGATTACGTTTTCGCCGTTGTCGCTCACTCAGACCTCCACAGTGACCCAATCGTCCTTCTTTTCGCGCTCCGCAAGGATTTCGGCCTCGATGCGCTCCCAAGAATTGAAACTCGGCTGCGGAATCGGAACCGGCACACGCGCCTGCTCACGCATCCCCAAGACCGCCAACCCCGCCGCAATCACCCGGTCGCCGTGCGTCGCCTTTGCCCCGCTCGTCGCGTCACGATACGACACCGGACCGACTTCGCCGCTGTCGTGTATGACGTAAGACTCGGCCTCTTTCACCGCCTCGCCCGACCGCTCCACAAACGTCCCGTGCTTCAAAGCCGAGTTCAACTCACCGAGCAACTGAAACTTGTTCGTCCGGCTCGACACCCAACCGGGGTTCCGCGTCTTCCCCCGCCCTGTCGCCAGGGGCCGGTCCTTCCGCTCGTCCCGCTGCCAGTAGATATAGCGCTCGCCCGCCCTGAGCAGGGTCTTCCCAAAAACCAACCCAGGACCATTTTGCTCCCAGGCGTGAAACGCCACACCTGTCGCGCCCCCGTACCGCCGGCAGAGCGCCGCCACCCAAACCGCGTACTCCTCCGGCATGAGGTCGGAGGCCGCCAACTCCGCCACCTTCCGGCCCCCCTCCACGTCCACCACGACCGACACCGAATTGCTCGCCCCCTGCCCCATCGAAACGTCGCTGCCGACGCAGTAATTCGTCTCCGCCCGCGGCTCCTCCCAAACGTGCAACCGGGCACGGCCCCCTGGAATCCACATGCCGTCTATCCAGTCGTACCGCATCGCAGGTTCCCGCACATCCTGCGCCCGCACCTGGGCCAGCACGTCCATGTCGAATACCATCGTCCCCGACCGGACGTACTCGATGTCCACGTTCTCCGCCATCTCCAGACGGCTGCGCTCCCGGTCCTCCTTGTCGTACCAGGGACTCCGCACCTTGCCGTCCAGGACGAACGGATACCCCTCAGCGAACGAGTACCCCTTGTCCACCACCTCCAGGGCCCCCCCGTGCGACCGATAAAGCCCCGCGTTCTTCCGGGGATCGGTGGACCAGTGTAAAGTCGTGACCGGAATCTTCCCCTCGAATCGCATCCGCTTGAACGCCCGGCCCGTCACCTGCGGCGTCGAAACGAAAATGCGGCAACGCGAAGTGTCCTTGCTCGACGCACACGCCTCCTCGTCGTCCGGCACACGCGCAAACTCGTCGAAAAACATCGCCCGCTGCCTGCCCCCCGCCCCCACGTCCCCCGTCGTCGCCCGACCGTCTATCGTCGAAAGCGTCCGCCGGTTCCCGAAATGCAAGTATCGCCGCTCAATCTCGTCCGCCCGCACCACCCACGGCGGCAAAGCCGCCAGGAGAAAATCCAACTTCCAGAACAAGGCGTCCGGGTCGCCTCGACGGTCCACACAGTCCTCCACCCGCGAAATGCACGTCATCGGACACTCCCGCTCCACACAAAACCGACGTGCAAACTCGCCCAAAACCAACCACGTCAACCCCTCGTCCCGGCTCTTGTCCGCCACCAAATCGTGCTGTAAATCCACCGCCTCAACAATGTCCGCCAACGTCTTCTCCTGCGCATCCCACAAGACCATCGGCAACGTCCGGCAACCCTCCTCACGGCGCGGGTCAAACGTCCAGACGAACCCGTCAAACCAGAACCCCGCGTCCTCACGAATCCGCTGAATCAACCCACGCTGCAATACCACGTCCGAACGCGACTCGTCCCACATCAGAGAACGCCACTTTACGTTCTCAATCGGATTCTTAGGAATCATCCTGCCTAAACCCCCAAAAGACGAAAATCAGAGAGAATCGCAGTGAAGGCTAACTTCCCTATGAAGACACGGGCCGGGGGGACGACTCGACGGGGGGGGGCTATGCTCAACCGCCAAGAGACCACACCCAGCCAACGCCTTGTGCTCAACACACACTAGCCAGTACCCGCCCGTACCCGGCGCCTGCCCCCTGCCTTGCTCTATGCGAGGCGGCTGCCTACCACGTTTCACCCCCGATTCCATCCACTTCGCCATTTCGGCCTCCCCAGCCATCCCGACCTCCACCCCTACTCCACAGTCCCAGGATC